CATTTTCACGAAAACGTATAACACCAAAACCATCTGTAAAAGCATCAACATTAAAAGCAACTCCACCTCCTGGTGTGTTCCAAGTTCCTATGCCATTAATTGCTACATTACCTTCAAAAGTTGAATTACCAGAGCCATCTATTTTTAATCTTTCTGTATTATTTGTACCAAAAATTAAAGGTATTCCAGTATATGTACCTACAAGTAAACTTGTTGGATGTACTGATGTATCTGAAGTTGTAACAATTGCAGCGGCTCTAGTTAAAGAGGTACCAAATATAGTACCAGTGCTTGCGCTACCATAGATAGCACTAAATAAAACAGCACCAGTATCTCCAATATTTTTAAAAAATCCTCTGCCTGTTGTAGATGCAGATGTTGAAATCACAAAAGAATCACCGCCAGAAACACTTGATGATATATTTCCTCCAGTTGCTGTAACGGTTCCTGAAAAAGTTGTTTGTGTTCCAGTACCTATAGTTATAACATCACTACCATTATGAGTAATAACAGTTTTTAAAAGATCACCTCTATGTTCAATAGTACCACTTGTTTTTTGACCAGGTGTACCTGTATTGTTATTTCCAGATATAGTTAACTTACCAGTTGTATCGTTACCCTCATTATGTATTTCTACGTCACCTGCAAAAGTTGCGTTTTGTGAAGCGTCTAAAGTAAGTGCAGTTGTTCCATCTGTTTTTAAATATAAAGGAACAGAAGTAATTGAACCAATATTCATTTCAGTTGTACGAGTTTGAATACGACCTAGTAAAGTAGTTCCATCATTTTCGTACATGTTAATTTCTGCAATATCATCAGAAGAACGACCATTTACCCTTAATCCTATTGCGTTTGAATCTGAATTTACTGTTACAGTTCCTGCGAAAGTTGCGTTGTTAGAACTATTTAGGTCTAAAATAGTTGTTCCGTTTCTTACAAAATTTATACTAGAAGTATATTTAAAATTAATAGAAGTCCAATCTAAACCTGCATCCGCTCCACCTATATATAACGCTTGAGTTCCATCTGTTGATGGTCGTATGTAATAAGAAGTCCTGTCTGTTATAATACCAAAACCATGTAGTTCGGTATATGTCTCATCTGAATGAAATACTTTTACATGATTATTAGTTGCGTTAGATTCACCAACAGTTATGTTGCCTCCATCGACTGATACTCCATTTAAAAACTTTTGTGACATATATTATTTTTTATGCACACTTAATAACTAATACTCTTATATCGTTACTTGCTGGTGCTGATGCAAAACTTATTTGTACCCAATTATTAGGTGTTGTCTTTCCTGCTATACTTCTTACTACGTCTGCAAATACAGTATCATTACTACTATTATCAAATAATTGAACAATAACATCTTTAGTTCCAAGACCATGTTCTACTTCAAATGATGTAGCAGACGCATCTCCTATTGACGCTGCAAATGATTGATTGTTTGCTACTGTGGTTGTAATAGAAACATCTCCAAGATCTGTCATAGTACCTGAACCAGTAACATCTCCTGTTAATGTTATAGTTGAATCTTTTGCTATAGTTACCACAGCAGTAGTTGCATCTACACTAAAGTCAGTAGAGTCAAAAGCAGCACCACCAATATTAGTATCTGTTGCTTTCTCTATTGAAATCTCTCTTTCTGCCCCCTCACCATTTGCACTACTTATGTCTATACCTGTACCAGCAGTTATGTTTTTTATATAATTACCAGACGTATCAGTTCCTAATGCAATATCGTGTTCTTTAGTATGAAGTTTATATTCTGTTCCAGAGCCTGTTTGTTGTGTCCACCTGTCTGTTGACTCATCCCAATATAACTTAACATTGTCTGAGGAGCCTCTATTTACTTCTATCCCTGAGTCTTGTGTAGGTGCTGTAGAACCGTCAAGATTAGAATTTAATAATATTATATTATCAGCAAGATTTATTGTCTCTGTGTTTACAGTAGAGGTAGTTCCTGTAACTGTTAGGTTACCTGCAATTGTAACTGTAGTTGCTGTTATATCATCCGAGTTAAGAGTACCATCAACTGTAACATCATTAAATGTTACATCACTTGTTGTTGCTACTGCTTGACCTATTGCTATCTCTCCGTTTGTTATTGATACACCAGTTCCTTCTGAAAAATGCGCTCTTACCTCAGTTGCGCTTGGTCCAGTGTATGTTATAACTCCTGTAGAACTATTATATGATAAAGATCCGTCACCTCCTGAGTCAGTTACTGAAACAGATGCTCTGGCTCTAGCGTCTGTATACCATAAATTTGTAGGACTTGCATCTTCAGCAATATCATCAGTAACTAAAGTTAGTGTTTGACCTAAGTTTTTTTCATGACCGTTTATTGTTATGCTATCAAGAGCAAAATCAATATGGTTGTTAGGATCATCATAAGTTACAGTAATTCCTCCAGTCTCAGTACCACCAAGCATTCCTCCTACAATGTCTTGAACCTCTTCTACTTCTAGTTCGTCTTGCAGGTTTAGCCAATTAGTTCCATCATAAAACTGAAATTTACTTACTGTTGTGTTATAGATAGCATGTCCTGCCGCAGCAGTCATTGCATCTCTTTGAGTTGTGGTCTTTTTGTCAATCAGGAAATTCTTTAACTGATTGTCATCTAGTGAGATATTATTTAAATAGGTTATAGCCATGGCAATATTTTATTAATTTAGGTACACTTTTCCGTTTACTTCTGACGAAAATACAATTGAAATACTATTTTGATTAGTATAAGTTACATCTCCGTACATTATGTTTCCATTGTCGTCTACTACAGTAACTGCTGGGTATTTCCCTAAGTTATGTGTAATAGTCCATGTTGTTGCGCTATAATCTTGAGTCCATGTTTGGAATGGATTATAATCTGGTTTGTTTGATATGTTGTTCCAAGTTGCTACTGTTGCGTAAACACCAGCATCTTGAGATGTTAATAGTGAGTTTGTATGAGGTCTAATTACATTATTACGCAATATACCTAATATATCTACAAGTATATCAGTATTTTCATCGTCATAATCACCTGCATCTAATCGACTTACTAAGTGATTAAATCCTGCTAACACATACTCATATTTTTCTGCAAAAACATCATATAAAGCCTTGTTAGATCCTTTATGTGTTTCTACCTTGTTTCTTAGGTCATCAAATAAATCTATCATCTCAGCCTTTGTAGGAACTTGATATGCATGTATTGTGATACTCTTACTTACTTTCTCAGATACGGTCACCCAAGAATAAGTATTATGTGTATGATTAGTAGTAACATTTAAGTTTACAGTATATTCAGCATCATAATAAAGACCATCATTACTAGTCTCTTCTAACTTGTATTGTCTATCAGCAGAGGTTGTCCCTGTTGTAGTTACCGTTAATAGTGTTTTTGTTATAGCAGATATACTACCTGTAAAAACTCTACTTATAGAATTGGTTGTAAAACCTGTAACATTATACGCTGGAGTTGTATCCTTTGCTTTTAGTACAGGAGTAAATTCATCTATGTCTTCTACTAATGAAAGTTTTATTTTAGAATATTGATAATCAAAAGATTTTGTATGAACAACAACTTCAGCACTACCAACAGTAAATGAATATTCTACTTTATATGTTCCTTTGATTGGTTCACCATCATCTGATGATAATGGAAGAATGTAGTTAAATACAGGTAGACTTCCTGAAGTTCCTGTTATGTCTGAACCCTCTTGATAGTTTCTTATAATACCATCAGGTCTAGTTATTTTAATAGATATGTTTACGTTGCTTTGTTGTGCAGAATAGGTTCCTGTGTCCGATATAACCAGTTTTGGAGTACTAATTAAATCGAATAAAAGGTTAAAATCAATGTCTACGGAACCAGTTCCATTTGTAAATGTACTCATAATTTTCTTCTGATAAAATGGTCGGCTTCGGTGTAAACTTCAACCGACCAATTTAAAAACAAACCAACAACATATTTATTTAAGCAATTTTACGATTTCTTGGTAAATAGATGCCCCATTTTTGTTACTCAAAACAAAGTTGGTGAAGCCTTCTAAATGTCCAAGTTTGCTTGATCGTGGAACTTGTACTATTGTTTCTCCAGTTGAAGTCCAAGTGAAGGTGTTTGATTCTCTATCAAAAGAAATTATTTTTTTATCTAAAGCCCTTTTAATATTAGCCTGATAAGATTTGTTTGTGTTTTTAGATAATTTAATAAATTGATTAGGATCTTTTTCTGCAAGAGTTTCTAACTCATCTCTTAATACAGATAAATCTCTTTTTTCATCTTTACCTAATGAACTAATAAATTCTCTAACTTCAGCACCGCTTAATTCAGCAGCAACATTCATAGCGTCTCTTTTTAGAGATCTAGTTTTTCTTGCTTTTTCTGCTTTTACTTTTGGATTTACTAATTCAAATAAAGGTTGTACAGATGTGTCTCTGTTTGGGTTTGATGCATTATAATTTGAAAGAGTTAAGAATTGAAATATTTCCCTATCTCTAGCAACATTTCCTTTTAACAATAATCTACCTGATTGTTGTTTTGTAAATTGAATTGTATGAAATTCTGGTTTGCCTTCAATGCCTAAGTTTTTGATTGCTGCTATATCAACATAATCATCCACTTCAGGGTCATAAACTCTATCTTTGTTTGGAGCAATAACCATAAAAGGCATTTGCACTTTTCCTGGATTCAAAGGATCGTCTTTTACTCCATGGTATTTAAATATTTTTATTTCATCTCTTTTGAATTTTGGAGATGTTTTTACGTTATTGTATGTTTTTGTTTTAATCATTTCGTTGGTTTTTAAATTAAAAAAAAAGAGGGGAGGTTAGTCCCCTCTCTTAATAGGTATATTAGAATCCTGTTACAATTGCACAATGTTCTTTTCCTAAAACTTCAAGACCACAAATAGCCTCGTAGTTTACGTCTAAGATCGCATCAGCACTTGTAGGTGTTGGAGCAAGTCCACCAGTTAAAGTTTCTCTGAAAGAGAAGTTGTTTCCATCTCCTTCTAAGTATCTAACTTGTAGGTAATCTTGTGATCCACCGCCACCAGCAACTTTAATTTGTCCTGAAGGTACTAAGTACACTTCACCACTTCCTGTTACTGTTGAACCTAACTGAGCATGATCAAGAATTGATAATGATTTTTTGTTGAATTTTCTTCCATATAGTTTGAAAGAATCTACACCTAAATCGATATCTTTTCCATCTACACTAAATCTAGCGCCTGTTAATCCAGCACTTGTTAAGTTATTTAGGAAATTATCCATTTTGATATTAGCACTTGTTCCTAACCACATCCAGTAATCCTTTGGCGCTCTTGCACTGTTTAGTGCAGCAGTCAAAGTTTCCATAGTTGCTTGGATGTTAGTACCAGAGTTGGCATAAGGTGAACCTGAATTTAAGATTCCTCCTGATTTTAACTCTTCTCTAAGACCATTTGTAGTCTGTACTGCATTTCCAGCAGCATCACTTAATGAACCAGAAGTAATTCCAGCAAATCCAAATGGAGATTTTTTACCAAACATTAATGAGTTAGAGATATCTCCTCTAAATCTTTGTAACGCTTCGTATGCTCCTTTGTACATGAAGTAAGGCTTACCTTTATACTCAACAGTTACTTTAGTTGCTTTTGCAACGTCAGAAATTCTGTAAGAGTTTTTAAAGATTTGCACTCCATTTTCTTGCTTAGTCATTCCATACTTGATAGCACTTGGAGATCCTGATCCTTCACCTTGAGCATTAGAAAATACTACTAGAGTAGATGCAGCATCGTAGTCTGTAGCAACACCTGCACCATCAACTGGTACTAGAGTTACTGTGTTACCAGCCTGTGAAATTGCTTTTACTTGGTAGATATTTCCAGACGCACCCATTGCTAAGTCTCCTGGTCTTGCATTTCCTGCTCCTGTTGAAGCAGCAATATCGATTCCTGATTGTGTTCCTGTTCCAGAACCACCAGTTGATCCGATAGTTATAACATTGTTTGAATACAATGCCTCATTTACAAAGGCGTGGTATACAGGCTGACTAGTTGGTTTCATTTTACCAAGAGCCTGCATTACGTCTAAGAATGATTCTTCTTCATTCTGTATATCTAATACAGATGAAAGTATTTCTCTTCCTTGTACAAATGAATGATTTAGGAAGGATAACGAACTTATATATTCCGCACTTACTGACATAATTTTTATTTATTTAAAAGGTTTTACTTAATTATTTTAACATTATTGCCTCCTCGCATAATCTCACCGATTATACCCTCAACCGCAGTCGCTGGTTCTTTATACTGTGGGCTACTCTTAGTAACCTTAGATGGGTTTTTAAGATCTTTAACAACCTTTTCTTGTCCCAAACCAACACCATGCGATATCAAAGACTGGTCGTAAGTTTCTGGATCTAGTGCGTATGAAGCAACTTTATACCATTTATCGAAATCTATAGTACCTTTTTCATCTTGAAATAAAGCAAAAAACTTAGTCGAATCCAGTGCCATATCTTTCAATTGCTCTGGGTTTTCTATTTCATAAGAAAAAGATTGATCATTATAATCTACAAGGATTCTTTTATTCTCTAAAAGATCTCTTGTAACATTATTAGTGTTCACGCTTTCAATAAATGCTGTTTGTTGTGCCTCAGCCTCACTATTATCCTCTGGCTTACTTTCAGGTTGTATGAAGTTTTTTTGTTCGTCAACAAGCGTCTTTCTAAGTTTATCGGCATCTGCTTTTAACAGTTCCTTACCTAGTTCAACTTCATCCTCATCAAACCTATCGGCATCTAGAGAGTACTTATTAATTATATCTCTAAGATATAATCTTTCAATTGCCCTGTCTGATAGAGTTGGATTCTGACTTTTTAAATTATGTCTCATAATCTTTTCGTCAGTCATCTCTTCAAAGTTCAATGACGTAGCCTCTAAATATGGAGTCAATGACCCCGTTTTGTTATAAAATTCAACAGCATCTTTTATGAAGTCATCTTTGAAGGATGTTTTTTCTGAATCTCTCAGGCTCTTGTATTCTTCAAATAATTCTTCTATGGTACTAGAAGTACCTCCTGTCAAATCTTTAACAGCATTATCTATAGACTCTACTAATTTGTCACGAGAATCGTCTTCTTGTGATTCTTCAGTATTATCTACAGGTTGTTCTGTTTCTTCCGAAACAGTTTCAACTTCTTTATCCACCTCGTCTGGTTGTTCTTGAGTTTCCTCTACAACTTCCTCAGTGTTATTTTCTTT